CTTCTTAAATGTAGTTCCTGTATCTCGTTATACATTTTGGTTACCATTCCATTTCCGCCCAAAGCATGGTAGGCATTATACATCTCAACAAAATTGTCAAATGCGTATGACGGAATCTCGCCTAACTTAACGTATTTATCGTGATACTCAATCAGTTGCACGCGCAAAAGAAGCATCGTTCCCTTGCTGTTTGCGTCTCTATCCTTTTTCTGCTGTTGCAGAAGCCAGACGATATAGCCCAGAAAAATAGGAAGGACTATGATGTATGTCTGTAATAAAAAGTCTTTCATTTATATCTCCTGCATTTTTATTTACGTACCGCCCTCCACCACCTATAGCACGCCCCTGCTACCTTTTTCGTTGCTCCGCGAAAATGGTAACGCTCAATCTACTAAAGTGCTTTTACAAACGGATATACACCGGCAAAAAGATTTTCACGGTCTTTCCATGTTCTGCTCACACCATTTTCTGTGTAAGCAGCCATGTAAGCCTCGCCTGCCTGTGACTTGTCATACACAGCAAGATTAACTATGACTCCCTCATAATTCTTCATATCACTGTCAATCTGTTCCTGCGTATAACTGCTCGGATACATCCGTCTGCTCGTTACTTCCTGCTGTGCCTGCTCAACCAACTGCTCAATCAGAGGATTATCTTCTTTATGGTCAAACACAACAGAATCGTCCGAATCAATATGAAATTGTTTTAACCGGATTTTCACCTGCTCAACCATCGTGTATGCCATAAGGATAACCTCCTACAAATTGAGCATATTGATAAAATACTCTTTCAGAGCCGTACCGGTCATATCCTCATATCCCGGAACGTCATTCTCTGCCGCCAGAGCTTTCAGATCATCAACGCTCATTCTGTTAATTTCTGTTTTGGTATGTGCTTTCTCAAAAGGCAAAGAAGAGGAAGATTCCTCTACCTCTTCGATTCCTTCACCAGGAAGATACCATTTACCTTTATATTTGACTTTATGATCGAAAACCATAAGTCCACCCCTTCCTAGTAACACTTGATAACATAGGTGCTGTCCATTCTTTCATAAGACGGAAGAACGATCTCAGATGCAGTAGTCTTCGTATGTACCGGATCGTTTGTGGTGGTAACTGCCACAGCTACACCTGTATTAACAATGGATACATCTGCCTCTCCGCTTCCCATAAGGGTTCTCTCTTCCGGAGTGGTTCCGTACCAGGTATTACCAAGTGCGCCAGACGGAATAAGAGTTGCAAAACCATCCGGGTAGAATTTAGCTGCTGTTCCGTCCTCTTTCTTGTACTGTTTGGAGTACACGATGATACTGATTCCAAGCTCGCTGGAAAAGATCTCTTTTACACGATTGTCTGTCATGAATACATTGGCAGTAACATTCTGAGCCAGAATTGCAGATTTGATCTTTGCATTCTGCTTCAGATAGTCCATGGTCTTTCTGGAAACAATCATGATAGAAGGTCTCTCACCAGTTTCTGCTTCTACAGCATCCAGAGCAACGGACACATCATCCAGCGGATCAGAATTTGTGGTATCAGACCACTTGTCAGTTGTCTCCTGAAGTTCCGCAAAGTTTTTGGTTTTATATGTTCCATTCGGATCATAGTTGTAAGCATAGGTTACACCGTTTGCATGAATAGAAATCTTCGGTGAGCCATCAGCCGGTGCAAGCAGCTGCATAATCATTCTTTCCGGCACAACATTCGCACCGTCGATCAGGGTATTTGCATCATCGAAGATTCTATTCAGAACATCTACCGCATAAGGGTCTGCACTGTCTTCAGCGCGCATGATTTCCTGCTCATCTGTTTCTTCAATAATCATGGACTCACGGAAGAATGCCATTTCGGTTTTTGTCAGTTTGAATCCCTCACGGCTTCTCAGAGTGGATACCGCATCAAAATTGGACGGTGCTAAAGAAACCGGAAGTCCTTTGGATGTCTTAATCCATTTCAGATCAAGACCCATTTTCTTTTTAGCCGGAAATAGTCCAGCTCCAAGGTAAGCAATTTTGTTACTTGCTACTTCTGTATGCACAAGTGCAATCGCTTTTGAATTATAAGCGTCTCTAATGTTCATTATTTCCTCACTTTCTACCGATAACTGTTTTCGGTCAGCGGCCGCAAATTTTTACGACCGGTTTTGCTTATTCAAATACAATCAGCGGTAATGCTGTTTTGACTCCTGATGCAATCGTAATTCCAGCATTTGCATTTGCATTTGCTTCGTTTACACACGCGAATGCTTTTACGATGGTTCCGTTAGGATTAGAATCATACACATCATTAAGCAAAATACCTACGGCTGCCCCGTCAGAAGATGCTGCATTTACTTTTTTTCCAGTAGCGTCGATAGGGTTACCTGCTTTGCAGACACCATTCGTGAATGCAGTAGAATCAAGGGTGATTTCCTCGAAAAGCTCCCCTCCGAGACGTCTTTTCAGAATTTCTTTCTGAGTTGTTACAGTTGACTCTGTAAATTTCATCTTTTTAACCTCCTATATAGCTGTTTACAATGGACTCAGCGGCTTTATTCGTTCCAGCAAGGTTTTTACCAATAGCTTCTGCTGTCTTTTCCGCTTCTGTCTTTCCTTTATCACCGCCAGCACCGCCGCCAGGAATATCCTGATTTTTCGCAATCTCCTGTTCTTTCGCCTGTGCTGCTGCGGTTTCTTTTTCGGACATAATCTTTCCAAGTTCTGCATAGTCAAGACTTCCATCGTCTTTCACGATGATTTTTGCCTGTTCGGCAGTAATTTTGAAATTGGTCATAGCTGCTTCTCTCTGATCTCTGATGGCATTAGACTTCTGCATGTCAGCAATAGTCTTATTTGCTGCTTCCAGAGCTTTGTTGGCTTTTTCAATTTCGGTCAACTGCCCAGCTTCCAGATCATCCAGTTTTTTCTGAAGATCATCTGCTTTTCCTGCTTTCTCCCTAAGAGAAGCAAGGTCTGCATTTGCTTTCTGAGTTGTTTTTCCGTAATCAGCAATGATTTTTTCAATGTTTTCCTCGCTGATTCCCATAGCCACTAAATCTTCTCTTTTCATGATTACCTCCGATATGCTTTACGTTTTTTTACGGTGCAACGACACCGATAGCATTGTTGATTTTTACGCTCACAACTTTGCGAATTTTTATAAAATAAAAACAGCCGCCGATTACTCGGTGACTGCCTTATTTGTTGGGTTTTGATTATTTAATTTTGCTACAATCTCTTGTGCTTTGCGTTCTTGCTCTTCCACATCATCTATGGTTTTCCACAGATTATCCAGGTACGGTTTTGACAACATGAATGTCTTTTCTGCATCTCCCCACAGGCCAACGGTCTTAATAGCCACAATCGGGTGAATACCGCACTGTAAGAGCTGTAAGAGCGTCTGGGACTTGGTGTACATGTTATCCTGCGGACTGTGGTTTATCTGGACTTCAAAATCCCGGATAGACAATTTTAAATCGTTTCCGGATACCCGAAGAGTATTAAGAACAACTGTGGCAAGACGTTTTTCAGATGATTTTACAATTGGGTCTTTCAATTTTGCACGGGTCTTTGAGAAATCCCAGCCGTTACGTAATTCGACGGCTCCCTGCGTGTCTCCACCGGTGTTGCTTTGCTTCGTAGGAATTGCCAGAATGGATAATGCATTGTCCCAAAGATCATCTTTTGCCACCTGGCATTGTGTCTGGTTAAGCTCCTGTGTCATAATGTCGACATCTGACTTGTTATCTTTGTTGATGGACTTAACAACAAGAGCATGATTCATTTTCATTTTCTCAAACTGCTCTTCGTCCACATCGCAGTTCACAAACTTAATCCACGACTGAACGAACTGCTCAATGCCGTCCATTCTGTTAGACTGCATATTGTTAATTGCATCCAACATAGAAATGACAAGTTCAATGTCCGAAATACGTTCGTGATTGTTCGGATACTCTACAATCGGGATCCCGCCATAGGTATGCAATTTTGAGCTAACGACATTACTGTTGACAATTTTGAAAGACATTGTTTCAGAAAATGCCAGTTTGTAATATCTGCCGTCCTCATCCTTTAATTCCTGCACCGCAAGCATCGGTTCTTCCGTTGTACGATTGTAAATAATGAACGTATTCATCGGTGTAGGTGCTGTGATTCTGAACGGAATCTCACCTTCTTTTGACTGGATAGCTTTGAAAGCGGTTCCTGTAGCGGACTGCCATTCACCAGACTTAATGTCTTTCTCCTGCTTATTGGCATCCGTCATAAAATCATTTAACTCATCCACAGCATTGTTGATTTCATCATCATCTTTCCTGCTGATGAATTGAACTGGCTCGCCGTAGGTCTGTCCTACTTTGAACTGAACAATCTCATACGCATGGTTTTCAAGGATTTTGTTTGTGATGTCCTCATTAGAAACCTTTGTCCGGTAAAGAACTGGCTGATCTCCTTTGTAGTACCGCCAAAGGTATCTGATAACTGTTTTATTGCCATAAAAAACACCAATGCACTGTCCAATTATCTTTACCACATTTTCGTCTGTGATTCGTTCAGCGTCCGTATATGCAATTTTTCGTCCGTAATTCCCTTTTACAAGGTCTTGAAAATACATTGTGTTTCTTACAAAATCCATGTTTCCACCTACATATAAGTAACCCCGGAAGAACAATTTCTCTGTGGGATATCTTTAATTTCTGTCTCTCCATTGTCTACGTAATAGACAACTCGTTTATTGCACTTCTTACACCTGCCGATCACCGGCATAGAAGAACGCCCGTCCCATGTAGCAACTTTCCGACCACACCGGGGACAATATATCGTTTTTGGTTTGTATTCCATGTTTTTTCCTCATTTCTGCAAAAAAGAGAGCACTGCCGTTTCCAGCAATGCTCTCTCTTACCGATGGGAGAAAAGTTTCTTAAAACTTTACAATCATATTGTATACCACTTATTTTTTAAAGAAAATACACGTTTTTATGCTATTTTATGCGTTTTGGTGCAGTTAATCCCCCATGTACAGGTATCCAAACATTTTCTCGAAGGTATCAATGGCATTATCATAGATTGAAAACGTCTGACGCTTTGATTTCTTGATTTCGACGCTAATTACCTTAAAATCTTTGTCCAGTACAAAACGCTTTGCCAGCACATCGTACATATCCGTATCCGGGATCTTCTCAATCTGCCGGACAATCTCCTCTCTTTTCCGGGAAAGAGTCCGCACTTCTGACTCCATATCAGCAATTTTAGGTGCTCCGCTTCCAACAATGTCTTTTGTGCCGGAAGTCTGCACACGTTCTCCGCAGGAGAATGACGACATCCCGTATATACTCGCCCTTAGATTCTTGATTTCTTCAATTTTATTCGCAATCATGCGGTCATATCTTTTGATCTGGCCAAGGTAATTCTTTGTCTCCATTACATCCTCCTAAACGGGTTTATTGCCGCTTCTACTTTTGCCACCCTGTTTCCGCTGGTGATTCTAATAGCAAAGTTTGAAAAAACATCCGGAACATCATCCAGTTGCTTCTTACCGGATACCGAATACTGTTTTAACAATGACATCATTATTCCATATGGCTCATTTGGCTTGTACTTCGATGGATCCTTAAAAATCACATGCTGTAAAATCCAGCTAGAGCACTGGAAAATCCTTGCTTCCTTATTCGTCTCTGTAGGTGTATCGGTGATGTTGCAAATCCAGCCTTTAGATTCGACACGTTTATTGACTTCCATTGCTACACGGTCACCGCCAGCATTTCGCTCGAACTCGCACTCCTGCACCTCGTTATTCACCAGAATGTTAGCAGCGTTCTCATACTGCATCTCATAATCGGAAGTATTGTCGCATACGGCATCCACGCAGTAATAATCATCACCGTACTTTTGAAGAACCGGAAGGACAAAATAGTCCGTTCCTTTTCCCTTTGTATCGCACTGCGCTGTGATAAGCTCCGGCGTGCCATGTGGAAGATTCAAGTACCTTCTGATCTTATCATCCGGGAATAGCAAGCCTTCACGTTCAATCGGTTCCTGCTTATATAGGCACTTATAGGATATTTCATCCATCAAAAGTTGCTGATCTTCAAAAAACGAGACATCGAACCCGGAAAACTCATAATCAAAATTGCTCTGGCCAGTTACCGGGTCAATATCCGGCACTGCAATTACTTTTACTCTCGGATTCCCAATGTACATGTTCTGAATACGCCCTATAACGTCCTGTACGCTCCATCTGGTGGCAATATGAATCTCCTTGCAGTTCTTACCGTCTGTGTCTTGAATCTTCCTCTGACGGGCATCTACAGAGTATTTACTCCACAATTTTTCAAGAATCATCGGGTTAAGTGCTTCTTCAATGCCACCGATCATATCATCTACCAGAAGAAATTTTGATGCACGGACTTTACCGGCATTCTTACTTCCGACAGACGTACACTGCACAGATGGGAACGGTTTATACTTCCCAACATTGAACTGCTCAACTTTTGCATTGGTACTGGTAACTTGCAAATCCGGGAAAATTTCATTCCAGGCATACTCATCAGCGTTGGTGACAATATCGTACATACCGTCATAATACATTCTGGTAATGTCTCCACTGTGGGAATAGAACAGATTAAAGTCTTTCGGATACCAACCAATTACCGCAGCATTGAAGAATTTCTCGATAGTCGTTTTCCCGGCTCCAGGAATTAGGCTGATACATAAAATGTCATATTTATCATCTATCATTCCCTGTAGAGCATCCACCAGACCAATTTTCAAAAATTGTTTCCTTCGTGGCATGTAAAACCGTTCTTTAGGTTCTCGCTTATGCTCAATATACCGGAAAAAGCTGTCAACCACTTTATTTTGTGCTTCCAGAAGCAATACTGAATGGAATTTGTCAATCAGATCATAGCTTGTTTTATTTGCAAACGCATATTTTTCCAGATCCCAGATCGTCCCACAGGTCTGCGCCATGCAGTAACGTTCTATAAGCTCTTTAGACCGTTTTGTAAGTTGCAAGCCATACTCTGTATCTTTTTCATTATTTATAGCCACTGAACATGCTTCTACGTATGCCTCAATGACTGTCTCATCTATGCCATGCGCCTGTATATAATTTTCGTATCCTTGGATTGTTTTTTTTAGATTTTCAGATGCCAATAGAAAAGCACCTCCACTTTCAAAGAGCAAAGGTGCTTGTAAGACCTCTGCCTATAATTTTTTTAGGTTAGCGACTGAACCAATATTCAGTCGGTAATTGTTTCAACTATACTTTTTTATGCATTCCTGGCAAATGTTTTCCTTCCAAAACGGATGTCCATTAGGAACATCTGCAAAATGATGAAAAACATCTGCTCTACGATATTTTTCCAGAAATATGTATCTATGACATGAGTTGCACATTTTGGGAAAAATAGCAAAACGATTAAATTTAGTAAGCATGCTTGCCTCCTTTTTTAACTGGCCGTTGTCACATCTTTCATCATCCGATAATTCATTTTCATTTTTCAATAATCGTTATGGTGTCCTGAATGCCATAATAGATCAAGTACCGTTTTCCTTCTTCACTCTCAAATTTAATGTAATTGTCGGTATGATCGCTTTCTACATCAACTTTTCCTTGATAGTGAAAGATTTCCCGTCCATCCTCTGCGGTTATCGTAATTTCCCGTTCAATTCCGTTTGTAATTTCAGACCGAAAATCTTTCAGTCCTCTTATTCCGCTGGCAGTTGACGTATTGTACCAGTTCATTCCAAATGCCAACGCTCCAACAATTACCACAGTGCCAATAATAGTTACAATTCCTACCGTTTTGCTATCGCAGGACAGAAAAAAAAGTATACCAGCAGCAATTCCTGCTAATAATAAAACTCCTAAAACAATCCATTGTCCTAATGTAAACATTTTTATACCTCCACCAATTTACTCTTCTACAAGTTCATATGTCTTTGCGAAAATATCCGGTTTGCACGGATAAAGTTCACCATGAACGCCACGGATAATAAAATCACCAACCGATGCATGATGATCCCCTTCCAGAGTCTTTATGTAACATTCATCCTTATCGTCAAAATAGATGATTCCATCATCGTATGCAGAAATACCCCAATCGGGGATCCCTCTGCAATTTGCTCCGATTTTCATAAAATCTTCGCAAAGTTCAAATGCTTCTACAACAACCGGTTTCTTTCTATACTTTGCCATCTTCAATCCCATCCTTTCCAATGTTCGCATGAATCATCTAAACCTCTGAATCCACCGCAGTAGTCAGAATCCGCATTGCAACACTCTCCGTCACGCTCTATGTAATGTCTGCATGTTGAGCAATACTCTTTGATATCCTTCAAACCAGAACCAATCATTCCTCCAAGTGTCCAGTTGGTTGACGGAAAATCCTTTAAAATATCAGTGTTAATCTTTTTAGGAATAACCTCTGGTTTATCTTCCAAAGTATGACAATCAACTTCCTCATGTGGTTCGTCTATCCGTTTTCCAAGTTCTTGCCACATATCTTTTTCTATGCTCTCAATTACTTCTGCCATGCTCATTTTCTTCACCTACAATTATGTTTCCTAAAGCAAGCAGGAACAAATAAAACATTCCACTTCCAGCAAAAACCGAATAGATTCGACCGGCAAATTCTCCAAGCCAATACCAAACCAAAGTCGAAGCAAATAGCCAATTCGGAATAAAAAATGCCGTTACGCAAATTGTTTTAAATGCTATCATTGCTTTTTTCATTGATCTTCCACCAACTTTCTGCCGCAGATAGGGCAATAAGTGATTTTCATTACCCCTTGGCAACCACTGTCCCCTGTATCAATGCGTAACCAATATTCCTCATCATCTTCAAAAATAAAGTCGTTTCCAGTGCTTAATGCATTAAGATATTCTGATTTAGCATCAATTATTTTCTTACAAAGTTCACACATATTACACCTCAAATCTTCGTAAAAATATCCAGATCGTAATTATCCCGGATATGGTCAACAACTTCAAACAGTTTTTCTTTTACAAATTCATCCCGTGCAATGTCCGGGTGAGCGTAAAATGTGCAGCTCCCCGACTTGCCATCTTGCTTATACTTCCGGTAATCAAATACCATGGTAAACAGCGGAATCCGAGTGAGATTCTTTGTTTTATATCTGATCCACATGTTGAAAAGTTTTCTGAACATTTTCTTTCCCTCCATTTCAAAATTCGGGATGGAACATCACCATGAGCTTGATGTGCTGCCAAAGGAAAATTGGAACACCAGGAATCGAACCCGGGACTCTCCGGATATAAGCCGGAAGCTCTACCACTGAGCTATGTTCCAAAATTGCATATGTCAGCTCCATGACGTTTTAGGTGATATGCAAGCACCTGCCAGCCTTTACGTTGACGGCGAACTGAGACGATTGCGCCAAGGCACCACACTTTTGATACAATCGCCTGCTGCGATTCTTTTGTACAGGGAATGATGAAATCCACGGGTAACTACCGCAGCAAAACCCAAAACCCACCGAGCCGTGCGATGGCTCTTTAATCAGCTTTCCGCTAGTGGGTCTTAAAGGAGAAGAAGTCATATGAAAACCAATGACATCATGATCCGCTTTAGCTTTTGGTACGAATCTTGAATGGCTTTGCCTTCCATAACCAGTTGAAACCTTGTCTTTGTATAGCGTAGGACAACATCAACGCTTAGCTGGGATAGCCGGATTCGGACCGGCGAATGCAGGAGTCAAAATCCTGTGCCTTAGCCGCTTGGCGATACCCCATTATTTCTTTCGCTTACCCTGATGCTCCAACTGGCAAACGATCATAGCAGCTACATTTTCTCGTTGCTGTCCAATTCCATGTCCCTGCCGGAACAGTTCGCATTGTAGGACTTCCGAGCAGTTCTGGCATTCATCATTGATTTCCTTGCTCCCGATTTTCATTCACATTACCCTCTTCCAGCTCAATGTATTTTCGGATATACCATCCTGCCTTTTTCACATCTTCCAGTCCGTTTTTCCCGCAGTGCCGGTAAAGATACTTAAATGCGTTGCAGATGCAGAAACTCTTAACAGCTTCAATTCCCTGTGTTTCCAGCATAACCTCGATACACTCAAATTTTCCTGTCTCGTAGTGTGACGGATGATTTACATTGTCAGCCATTATACGTCCCCCTCTTCCCGGTGAAGTGATCTTTCCACCTCAAATCCATCCGGATACCGTGCTTTTAATTTCTCAATGTTCATTTCCATTACCGCATCCATGCTAGTTCCAATAGCTTCACAGGCCTCGGCAATCATCCACAGACAGTCACCAAGCTCTTTCATCATGTGCTGCTTATCTGCTTTATGTCCCTGGTATTTCTTTTGCAGGATTCCTGCTACTTCGCCAGCTTCACTGTTCAAACCAAATACAGCATGATAAAATCTGTCTGATTTATTCTCCGGCGGTATATTACATGTCCGCATTGCTAATTTCTGATATTCACTTCCGGTCACTGCTTTACTCCTTAAGGTCTTTTTGTTTTTTCGGAAATTTGGGGGACTTAGTAGGGCGATTTTTCCGGCCCCGTCAGACCCCCTCCCCCGTGCTTTTCCGGTCCTTCAACATGTCGCAAAATAACTATTTGACGACATGTTATAAAAATATACTAGATATTGTGTATCTACTGCTTTTTCTATACTATATCTAGTTTATTTCTGAGTTCTCGTCGTTTTTGTCCATCCCAGGCAGACAAACAAGATCTTTTTGTCCCAACTGCGGTAACTGATCCGCCGTTAATACCTGCGACCTCTGGCGGTTGCTATCTGCTGTATATGGGCTTGCCCAGCCGTGCCGACGATTGAGAATTGCGATCACTCCGACCGGGTTAGCCTTGCCCGATGCAAGTTTATTTTCTAAGCTTTCCTCGTTGTATTTCAAAAGCTTTTTGTGAATCTCAGAACCCTTGCGGCTTAGTTCCCTTGGATTATAGCCCCAGTCATATATAGTTCCGTCAGGTATTCCAGTTAAATTACTAAAACCCAGAACACTTATTTCTTTTTCATACTCCATACACAAATATATATAATGGTCACATACTCTATCTATTAGATCATAGTTATATGTATTGCATGTACTGTTCATAATACAATTAGTGTCAGTTATAAGATTCTTATTTCTAAACGCTTCACGATCTCTAAATACTTCACGGCGTATAAACATAAGTGCTGCATTCCAGATGCTCTGACTCTCTTTCCTCATGTCCTCAATATTTCGCCGTTCGCAGTACAGGCGCAGATACATATCTATATTTGTCTCAAAAAATTCTTGATCCGGTTGAAAATCTGTTACTTTTTCCATGTTCTGCACCTCCTTCTGTGATTTCCGAGAAATAAAAAACGCCCACAGAAAAGACCGTTAGATCTAATCTGTGAGCGTGCTGCGCTTTGCTTGTGTTTCTGTCCGTCCTTGCTCTTGCTTCCTCTCGCGTTGATCGGCTCTTTTATCCCTCTACGGACTCCGGGAGAACCTGCGCGCCTCGGCTTAATTTATTTATAATAATATCCATAATCTTTCCATTTGTCAATACTGTTTTATTTATCTATCTGGCTTATATACTGCCCTATATATATTTATATATACTACTCTTACCTCAGAAGACCCATAGATCTATAAACGTATTATATATTATATATACTTATAGACTGTATAAAAGGTTTATATTATTTACGCGATAACTGCCGGTTTTTTGCACACAAAAAGCAGACCTAAACCGGATTTGATCCGCTGGCCTGCTCTGGTTGTTAATCTATTTAGTTATCAATGTGTATCTCATATAATACGCCTATGAGTCTATTGGGGTGGCTTCTTCGGTGATTTCAGAATATCACTACCAGGCAAAAAAGTAAATATGAATAGTTATTCATATTTTATGCATAATATATCAATATATCACATCTTTTATTACAAGCTGGACATTTAATAAATCTATAAACTTCTGTCCGGATCTCTCGACATATACACGCATTTTTTTAGCTGCATTTTCTGGGCTGTGAGAAAATATATATTTCTTCTTTTCCCAAGTTTCAGAAGTTTTTGCAGTTACTAGATATACATTCTTCAAACGTTCCATTTTTTCCTCCCTTTCCATTGTGTGGGGG